CCGCTATCAACGATAACGGCATCATGACGGCTAAAAAGCCGTCTGGACTCTCAACAGAGTCCCTTCCCCCTCCTTCTTCGAAGAAGAGGATTAGACGAAAACCCAAGCAGAAAGCTGACTTGGGGTCGTCTAGGCTACCTGCCGGAGAGCAAAAATCCCCGGCTGGTAGTGTGCCTGATTTGGTTATGGCATTTGGCACGAGAGATATACCTGTCATTGACTGGTATTATCGCTCACATGAAGGGTTATCCCTCCATGGCCGCCTTAAACCACTCCTCCGTTACCCTGTTTCTGTCCTGGCATTATGCCGGAAGTTCAGGTATACGGGGGAGGATATTCAGGGTAGTGGGAAGGCGATTATAAATATATATCCGCCTCCCCGCTATCCCGGTCTCTCTAATCACGAGTTCTATGCCCTATGGGCAGAGGATATCGAGCGTTACGTAGGGAAAGCCCTGCGTAAGGACGGTATTACTCCCTCATTACGGAGGTATCTCCGTAATAAGGATGTACTCGAGTTTATGAGAACGACTTGGGATGCCCTTCTGGTTGGTTACCAAACAGAAAGGGCAATACACCTTACTCGTTACGGACACTATCAAACCCTCAATAGCCGACGGCTACAGGGGGTCAATAGGTTTCGTAACCAATTGGTGTATTATCCACTGGAAGCTGCGAAGAGGCTTAAGGCATGTGCCCAAGCTAACCGCGCATGGTACTTTGGAGGACCTCGGCCAAATGGCCGGCTTCTAGTGTTCGAGGAGAAGAGGGTGGCAATGATGTCTTCATACATTGCTCGCGCTCTTCCCCCCGCGCCCCCAGACGAGAGTGAGTTGGAAGGGTTGGTCAATAGACTTACCTCTACTCCCAAGCCAGAACCCTCGTACTGGAGGCCTTTCCTTAAGGCGTATGTCCAACGGTGGGGCCCTTCTAAGGGACCCGCCGAACTTTACACTATGCCGTCGGCAAACGCAGCACTCGGGTTTACCCGGGGCCACGGCGGACACGTTAGTGGGGTTCAGTACATTGTACTGTTGGGCTACGCTCTTAAGAAGACTCGTCACTATCAGGGTCATCCCCATATGGGTGTTGACTCTGACGGCTCTTACCTGGAACTGCTGTCCCAGTCCCTCCATCCAGAATCTGGAAATGGACGGGCTGGGATGGAGAACATGTTCCGAGCCCCCTGGAATGAGTTGGAGCAACTCCTCCCAGGGTGTGGCGAAAGGCTCCAAGACTATTTACGGATTGGTGTGGAGTACATACTCGATAATATCGATTATGTCCCCATCCTTCCAATAGTCGCGGAGGAGAAGGGTTTGAAGACAAGGTTTCCCACGTGCAGTCTTACTGCCGTGAACCTTGTTCAACAGATCCTTCGTCGGGTTGCGGACCATGTTATGATCCGCGACCCACGCTTCTCGGAAGCGCTTGGAGGTGATTTGAGGGTGAATATGTGCGGTGAGAGTGGGCCTTGGGATTCCCAAGACGCCACCGCCGCCACTGATTACCATCCTCAATGGTTAACCCAGGGTTTTTACGAAGAATTAGCGGATCGCTATTCTTGTTTAAGCCCCTACAAGAGGTATTTTAACCTTTTGTTTGGGCCCAAGAAACTCTTGGTAACCGGATCACCTCCCAAACGTATCGACCAGGGTGACCTGGAACCGGTAGGTTTGTTGCGTTGGTATCCGAGAGCACCGCTACTGGATGACAGCCCCTTTAAGAGAGACGGTCTAAACGTAGCGAGTGCCCCTACAGGGTTAGGCCATGCCGAAAAAATCATTTCCTTTTGGAATGATTGGCTGGAGACCCTTAGGGAGCTTCCGGGCGTGTTGACCACAACGGGTCAGATGATGGGTGATCCCACATCTTTCCCGCCTTTAATGTTGGTGTCTCTGTGTTCCGCAGAGCAAACATTAAAGGTCCACCCTTACGATCGAACCGAGCGTAAGAGGTGGTATAAAGGTCTGACACGTACCGATGTCAAGATGAAGGGGATAGGCGACGATGCCGTCTTTCCCCGTTGGGGTAAAAAAAGGAGGGCCAGTTACTATAGTAACTTAGAAGAACTATCTGTCATGGTATCATGGCAGAAGTGCTTTTGGCACCCGGACCGCGGCATTATAGCCGAGGTCCCGCTTCAAAACGGGTTTGAAGTGCCATTTTGGCCCCTATCCATCTTGGTGGCACCGCCTGGGGGTAGTAAAGGAGAGGTAACCTGGGTTTCCCAGCCTACCGCCTTTGGTGGGGATCCCACCCGTCCTACCAAGCGTATACCCAAGTTTTATTGGAAACTATCCCCGCATTATTATACGTGGATGTTAGCAAGACGACTTGGGTTGCCAGTAGGCGCGCCGGAGGCATATGGGGGTATTAACCTACCCATACTGCCTAAGGCGAGCCTACTTCACCACACACAATGGTTAGCCTACCTGAGCCAGCAGAAATTATCTGATCTGGTCATCGGGTTGGGCCTTAGCCCATTAGGAAGAACAGGACAAGGTCTTTTAGACCGATCCGCTTCTGGTTGGGTTACGGACGTAATCAATACTTCCCGCCAATGGCAGGAGGAAGGCATTACGCTTCTAACCGATTGTGCGTTGGATGACTCTGCAGTTTTACGTATATCACTCGAAGAGGGATATAGGAAAGCTGTTAGCAGAGTAAGGTCCGTGGAGTTCTATTTTAGAGCTCCCCCCGAAACTCTCTCTTTATCCGCCCCATCTGTTCAGATGGGGAGTGAGAGGTTTGGGCGAAAAGTGAGATCGGCACGATTCCTGGCAAATGCCAAAAATTGGAACTACGAATCCACTATTCGGGATCTGGAAAGGAAGAAAAATCTCTTCTTTTCCATGTCGGGAGGTTTCCTACCCGATCCTTGGGCGAAGCCCTCAACTGTCTATGGATTAGAACAGTCAAAAG